CGGGCGTTAGCGGCAAAATCGTTTGATGGACCTGTCGAGGAAGGGAGCCAATGATGCGCGCACCGGGTGCGGCGTCTCTTTCTTCCAAGTCATCAAGAGCGCCGCCCTGAACAAACGCCCATGACGCGAACGAACGAATCTCGACAGCGTAGGAGTTGACGGCGCCGCTTCTCGTCAGGTCGGCTTGAACGACGTAGTCATCATCGGTTGAATCGCTCGGCGGGATGTAGATTGGCGCGGCCCAGACGTAGTATTCTTTCCCGACTGTCGACGTCAGATCGATCTCACACGCCGTCGACACTGGCGGCAGCATCATTGGACAACCGCGACCGTTGCCAGTGTGGTTGATGGTGTCGACCTCAGCGTTGAGCCCGGTCATCTTGTCGGATGCAAGCGCCGCATCGCCGACGGCGTTTCTCAGCCACCGGTGAAAAATACTTGTATCGCGTGCGACGTCACGGGGGGGACTGCCAAGCGGTGTGAGGTTCTTGATGCGAGCCATTATCGCCACCGTGCGTTGAATGTCTGGCCAGTGCCAACCACCGCGCCAGATGCATCGGCAAGCGGCGCCATTTCTGAGAGAGAGTAACCGCTAACCGTTGCGTAGTTTGGCGACAACGTGTGTTCAACAGCGACGTAGTCGATGCCTGCTTGAACGACAAACGTCGGAGCCGACGCCAGCGTGATTGTCGTCGTCGACACGTTGGTTATCTCGATCGTCTCATACAGACCAGCCGACACGTCGTAGACACGCACATACAGACCGATCCCAAAATCATTGCCAGGTGACGTCGAGCGAACCTCGGGGCCAGTCGTCGACAACGTCAACACCGCACCAACAGCCGACGCAACGACAGCAGCCGGACACACATGCACCAACGGCTCAAGCAACTGAAGCGTGAGACCGACAACGCCACGGTCATAGTCAGGACGTCGAGAGATGACGCGGGCGTACATACCAGAGATGGTGCCGCCTGCCATGTTTGGCGCGTTGAAGCCATCAGGCAGGCCGGAGCCAATCTGAACGACGTCGCCAAGGCGCAACGACAGCAGGTCAAGCGTTACCGTGATCGATACTTCGATCCTCGCCAGCGGGCCTTCACCACTGACAATGTCATACGCAAGATTCTGTATCTCGCCAATCGATAGCATCGACGGTGCCGCCCATGCGTCATTGCGTACCAGCCTTTCAGCATCGCGACACGCGATGGACGGTAGCGACATTTGACGCCGTCGAGGGGACCGGGGATATCGCTTGATCTTGTCTTCGTCGATGAGGTTGAGGGTTGCACGATTCTCCTTGGACAGCGGGCTGTAGTCGCATTCGACCGTGACCAATGGAGTGATGGTTGATTCGTTGGCGACGACGTCGATCCCGCTATCGGGAACCAGATTTGTCTTGCCGATGACTACGCTTGTCGTCGAGCGTTGATGGTTGATTGAGATGGCTGTTAGAACTCCGTCAGACGTGACGACGACGGCACTGCTTGAGAGAAGACACCACTCCTGCAATATGTCGCCTAGCGGCTTTTCTCCGTCGATGACGACAGTGTGAGGTGCAGCGGTGCGAGCAAGGAAAGACGTGGTGTCAATGTCAGCCGCCGCCATGTTGGCGCCGAATCGCCAACCGGCTTCAAACGTGTTCCGCGCCGCACGACCCGGCATGACGTCGAGACCAGCGCCAGTGCCAAGGTTCGACAGCATCGTCCACAAGAGAGGGTAGGACGTTGCCCCGCCTGCTAACTGAATCTGTCGCAACGACTCAGCTCGTATTGGCGACGGTACGCCGAATCGTTGCTGCAACCTCTCACGCGAAATGGTGGCGGTGCTTAGGCCATCATCAACATAAAGAAGCTCCCTCGCTTGCCCCGTCGACAACGCCACATAGGCAGGCACGGTGCCCACATAAAACGCCGTAGGATCGTCCACCTTGAACGTGATTGACGACGCCGCAATGGTGGGCGTGCCGATAACTTTCGCCTCTCTCAGACCAACACCGACAGCGCGTTGCATGTACTCCTGCATGACGCCAGCGCAACGGACAGACCACGCGTAGGCGCCGTCGTAGGTAGGCGCTTCGTCAATGATGAGCGTCGACAGAATCTGTTGCGACAGCGCAACGCCTTGATCAACCGTCCATGCGTAGAGCCAGGCGCGTCGCCCTTCCCAAGTTGGCGCATAGCGGTAGACAGGGTCGCCATCAGACGCGGTGCCCTTGAGAGGTTGCGCCGTGGTTCCCAGGTAGCCACGGGTGCAGCCAGTCAACGACGTGCCCGACGCAACAGTGCCAATCTTAACGGACTCGCCATTGATGTAGATCGTGTCGTTGGCGAGCATGCCAAATGTGGACGTTACGCTTATCGTTGTTGCGCTTGCGGAGTAGTCAGCCGTTACCCATGCCGACCGTCGACGATTGACGGAAAAGATTTGGTCAAGCGCACCGTCGCCGCTACCGATCAAGGTAAAATCAACCGTCGACGAGACCTCACGTCGGATCTCAAGGTCTAGTTTGCTTTCGCCTTCTTTGACGCCGTTGACGCACACCACTTGTGCGCGGCCAGTCAGGATCGAGAATGACGCCGGGATAGTGCGCTCGACGAACGCATAGGGGACGCCTTCGACAATGAGGCCCAGCACTAGTTCGCAATGCCGACCACGCACAGCAAGGTCATCATACAACGTCATCAGACCACCTCGGCGTGAAGCGTAAGGTCCAGCGCATAGAGAGGCACACCGGCCCCGATTGCTTGTGGCTCGTATGTCGTCAGTGCGTCTTCAGAGAAATGCACGACGTCAACCAACGTCGACGATGTACGAGCCGCCATCGTGGTTCCCGACGTCAGCACGCAATCATGCATCTCAAAAGAAGCGCCGGCACCAAAGCGTTCGATAAATCCCTCAAGCGTGTCAGCAGCAAAGGCCAGTGCGTCGATGACGAACGTGCGCGACAGGTGGACGAATCCAAGACCGACACGCCATGACTGCATACGGTCGCTCCTAGACACGCCAGACACGCGACCGCTAGCCGCACGGGTGATACTGGCGACTCGCTCGGAGAAAGGCTCCAGATTGGCGTAGGCGTCGTTTGACACCCATGCCGCCGCACATGAGCGCGTGGAGACCTTGGGTGTTGCGTCGTTGGCTGTCGTGGCGACGATGCCGATCAAAGCCATGTCGAAGGTCGTCGAGCCGTCGACGACGATTTGAAACGTGTCCGTGCCTGTCGCACGGGTGACAGTCAGCAGCGTATGCGATGCCGCTGTGTCGATGCTTTGCGCGACCGTTACCGTGTAGGTGTTTCCCGCCCCATAGGCAGCAGACAACGCCGTCGCCAGCACAGCGCAGAAGTCTGACGCGGTACCGTCGCCTCGGATGTAGTAGGCAGGCGTAACCGTGGTGTTGATTGGCAGGTCGACGTTGACGATGCCGAGCGCGGCCTCCTTGAATCGGATGCGCCGATTGGCGGCAGTGACGACGATAGCGCCAAGGAAAACAGGGTAGGTCATCGTCCACCACGTCGACGGCCAGTGTCGACAGCCTTTTGGATTTCTCGCGCTGTGTCCTCGGGGAGAGGACCGCCAGCACCATATGCCACGTTGACGACGAGTGGGCCACCACCACCAGAGCCACCACCACGGCCAGGGCTGGCGCCTTTGTCGCGGGCGGCGCCCTTGTCCGTCGAGGGTGTGCGTGACGCACCGGAGATCATCGACGCCGCTACCTCAGCGCCACCGATGGCGATTGCTTGACCGGCGCCAATCAGCGCGAGACCGCCAGCAAGCGGGACGGCACCAGCAGGGTTGCCGGTGAAGAGCATCGACAATCCCGTTGCCGCTGATTCAGCACCTTTCAACGTGATGAGGTCACCAGCCTGTTGCGCCAGACCCTGAAGCAATATCGCCCCGGCGTCCTCCTGCCCCTTGGCAGCAGCCACTGCTGATTGAGCAATAACCGATGACGTCTGCATCAGTTGCCCTGTCACAAACGCGGCTTGTCGCTCAGCGACATCTTGCTTCTTGCTCGCCTCGTCTTCCGCGATCTTCGCCCGTTCTTCTGCTTGTCGTCGAGCTTCTTCGGTGGACTGCTTATCCATGCGTGCTTGTTCTTCGCGTGCATCGGCTTCAATCTTCAACGCATTGACCCATGCGTCGTTTGCGATCTCGGCATCAATCGCAAGACCTCTTGTGCGCTCAGCGGCACCGGCTTCCGATGAGAGAAAACGCACGCCAAGGTCAGAGCGTTTTTCAGTTGCTTTCGACGCACCGCCTGACTTGGGCTTGTTGTCCTTCTCGATCAGCTTGTTCATGACCAAGACTTTTGCTTCAAGCGCATCCGCTTTCTGAAGCATCAAGTCGGCTTCTTTTCGCATCCGTTGCCGGTCTGCGAATGCGATGACCTTGTCAGCAGCCATCGACTGATTTGACAGTTTGTTGGCGTCGGCTCGTAGCTTCATCGACTCTTCCGCAACCGCGAACAAGTCTTGAACCTTTGCACCCTCGGGGTTGAGTTCCCTCAGCAGTCCTTGCGTTTCCGTCTTGATGTCCTGAACGGCTTTCGACAGCTTGACGATGCCATCCGTCATCTTGTGAAACTTGACGTCGTCCAACCTCTCAGCTTCAAGGCGAGCGGCCTCAAAGTGGTCCGTCACGCCCTGAATCAGCGCGATGCCGCCAACAAGCGCAACGGCGAATGGCCCGCCCGCGCCGAACGCGGCAGCCATCTGCCCAGCGCCCGCTACCATCTTGCCGACTTGTCCGCCCATTCCTTCCATCGACGACGACACCAGCGAGATAGCCGCAGCTTGCTTGCTCAGACCCTCGGCACTTTTGCCGATGCGTTGGCGCAACGTCTCGGTTGACGCCGCTGTAGTCGTCGCAACCCTGCCTTGCGCCATTGCTGCATCGGCGGCTTTCTTCGTTGCAGCAGCTAGGTCCTCGGTTGCACGTTGTTGGGCCAGCATCGCCTTTGCGGATTGCTCTACAGCCCTCTCATGTGCGGCGACAGCCTTAGCCGCCTTGGCCGATTCTGCGCCATGATCGGCAATGGCCTTAGCGGCAGCCGCCGCCGCCTTTTCTTCGGCGGCAAGCGTCTTACTTGCCCTTGCGATTGAATCAGCAAGCGCCCTTTCCTGATTGACAAGACTCGCCGCCGCCTTGTCGACCTTCGCCAACTCGCTATTGGCTTGCGAGGCGTCAGCCGTGATCGTGTATTTGACCTGTTGATCGCTCATGATCGTGCCCGCTTTTCAAGTTCGAGAGTGCGCGCCGCACGTCCACTGGCGATGATCTCAAAGGCGTCGACAGTGTGCGGCGACAACGACGACAACCCATCGACGCCCGGTTTGCCTTCGCATGACCGCCACAACGACAACGTGCCCACGACGTCTTGATGGTTCAAGAGGTGACGACGTGGGCAAGTGTTCGTCTTGTATTCAGTGCCAACGAACGCCGTCATTTTCCCGCCTCCGTGACAACCAAGTAGATCGCGCCGTGGGGCGGGGCATCGACGACAGTCGAACTCTGTCAGGTCGACGGCTGTAGCCGCCCACAGCGCAGTGCTTTTCCCGGTGGCAACTCCAGAAAGTAGCGGACAGCGTCGTGGAATGGCACCAGAAGACCGGCCAATCGCAGACCGGGCAGAGACTCGGCAATCGTTGCGCGCATGCCCTGGAGACCGTCCACGCGTGCCACGCACACGGTGATCATCTCTTCATAGAGCACGCACAACCGCTCATCGGCAGCACGCTTGCCTTCGTCGTCGATGGCCTGTCTCCACTCACGCCACGCCGATGCACGCCGCGCCACCCACCCACGCCGTTGCGAGTCGGAGCACATCCGCATGGTCACGGTCACGCCGTCGAGGTCTTCGCTGTCGACGTATTCGCCGGGATCGGCAAGCACATATCCGCTCGACAGCGCGACAACCGAACGTGCCGCATCAGACAACGCACTAGCGTCACGCGCTACGATGGCCTGTGAGACGCGTTCAGCAGCGGACCCGACCAACCGCCAGTCCGTCGAGTCGTCGAGCGGTACGCCCGCTTTAGCGCGTGCGGTCATCTCTTCAAGCACGCCCTGACGGGAGGCGTTGTGCGCCTCCCGCAAGATTGCCTGCAACGACACCGGCTCACCAACGTCGCCGGGATAGAGGAGTAGCGCCGCCATTCAGCCCACCGCCAGGACGGCAGGCAACGCGCCCGTGCCGACAGCCGTGAACTTCATGCGTGACAGACCATTCACGATGGCAGTCGACGCGACGAAATCAGCCGTCGGCAGCAGCGCATACATGATGGCGCCGACGTCAGACCCGACCATCAAAGCGACTTCACGCACCGTCGAGACGGCGCCGGCGTTCACGTCGCTTCCGAGGAGCGGAACCATCGCGGCGTCCGTGAGCTCACCCGTCAAGGCAGGCGACGTCGCACCGATGAGAACTTCGCCTTCGATGGTGAACGACTTCCCGTCACCAGCGCCACACACACCACCGAGACGACCGTTGCCGCCGATGGTGTCGACGTCTCGGATCTGCGTCGCGTTGTTGTAGTTGATCGACAGGTTGCTTGCGAAGTACTCGACGCCGTCGATCATCAGGCGCACGCGGTCGGCAACGATGGGAGAGCCCGCCGTTGGCTCGGCATGAGCCGGGTCCGCTTCGGCAACGTCGGCCCATGACGTCGGAGAGAATACCGACGACATGCCCACGATCTGGCCACTGGCGAGAGACAGCGCCATGGACATAGGAGCACAGCCGAAATAGTCGCGGCGCCATGACTCGCCTTCGCCAGTCAGGAACGCATGGACGTGGTGCGTGACGGAGTCGGCAACCGTGTAGACAGCCATGCGGAAGACGGTAGCCGCCGTCGTCGGGGTGCCCGTGTAGGGGTGCTGAAGCGTAACCGTCGTCGTTGCGGCGCCGCCGCCAGATTCGACGCGACCCATCTGGAGACCCGTCGTCGACGCAAACGCAATGACGGCGCCGTTTTGCACGTTTGCCGCCGCCGTGAACGCGACGATTCCTGACAGCGGAGTGTGGCCCGCCGCCGCGATGGTGGGAGCCGCGCCCGTGGTTGCCGGCGCAACAGCACCGAACATTGACTGGAGCAAAAGCCCCTGTTCCGTCTTCGCTTCCCATGCCGCAACAGCCGCGCCCGTGTTGCTATCGACGCCGCGAAACTCCGTCGCCAACGTGATGTCGGCAACGTCTTGCGACCCACGCGCATGGCTGTAGCGGCGTCCGCTTTGTGACCGCAGATTGCGAGCAAGCGCCACGCGGTTGCGAGGGTACAGGCCCGCAACGTCATCGGTGCAGCGCAACGGAAACAACGTACCAGGCGTGCCGGTGAACGTCGACGAATCGGAGTGCAGAGCGTGGCGGACTGTCAGCAAGCGGGATACGTCGGTCATTGGCGATACCTCACAGAAAGAGAAATGCGGAGGCGTCGAGCGCCAGTGATTTGCTCGACGGTGAACGGGGCTAGCGTGTTGTCCAGAGTAGCGATGCGCTCAATCGTCGACGTCGGTCGATCCCAGTTGGCGCCGTTGAGCAGAGCATAGATGATGCGCGTTGCATCGTCGACGACAGCGAGGTCGATCTCTGACGTGTAGGCGACGTCATCAGGGTACTCGACAACCAAATCACACATGACACGCCAGCGAGACGCAAGGGGTTGCGTGACGTCCTCGGGTGCGCCCGACGTGGTGCGAATCCAGAAGCGTCGCGATGACCCGACGGCGGCAAGGTCGGAGCCAGTTGGGTCTTCTCGGAAAGCAGTGGCGAGCCCACGCGTCTTCACGACAGGCGCGACGCCCTTGATGATCGACACGACTTGCGCACGCGCCAGAGACCACGTCATCGGGTCATCCGGATTTGCTGGCGTGGCTCATTGCCGGGTGACGGAGGGTCCGGCGTCTCTTCAAGTTGCGAGCGGATAGCGAGGTCAATCCGGTCTTTGGTTGTCTGCTTTGCTTGTTCGTATGACGCCGACAAACGCTCTACAAACGCCGCATCGGCGGCAGGCCATTGGTTGGCAAGGTGCAACACGACGGCGGCAGCGTGGACCGGGATGAGCACGTCATCGGTGATGATGTCCTCGTCAAGGATGCCGATTGCGGCAAGCCACGGTTGAACCATCGCCACCCATGCAGCGCCGATGGATTCTTCCAACGTGGTGTCTGTCGATGACGCCAGCCGACGAACAACAGGGTAGAGGTGTTGCAGTGTCGTCGTCGTCAGTGCGACCGACGTGATGCGACGGACAACGCGAAACGCCTCGTCCCACTCCGTTGTCAGCCCGTCGACGGTAGCGCGGAATAGGACGTACCCTGGACCGGGTTCCGATGTCTGCGCCGCCGTCAGTGCAACGGAGACTTCGATCCCTTTGACCGCGCTACCGTTGGCGATGTTGCACACCAGCGGTTCGGCCAGCCACATCTCCGTTACGGTGCCGCTGTTGGTTGCCTCGACAACGACGCTACGCCCATGTGCGGAGTCGATGAGCAGATACCGACGGCCACCAACAATTGGTTGCGCAACGGCCAGCGTGATCGAGACGCCGCCTTCCTGATGTGCGCCCTGTGTCGTCGTCGACAGCGTGTCAATCGTCGCCGCAACGTAGGCTGTCTCGGGGTCACGAGAGACTTGCCCCACACGTCGAGCCGTCGCCGACGTAGGCACGCCAGAGTAGCGCACCGTCTCGTCTCGCACGACGCGGGCGTACGAGCTAACCGATTGCGTCGTGCCCAGTAGGATGCGCTGCATAGCTACCTATGTAACACGTCAGTTGCGGCCACGCAACGGGATGGCAATGCCGGCATCTAACAGTTGACGCATGAGCGATTCCATGTCCTTGGGAGACAGCGCCAGCCACGGACGGGCAGGCATGCGCCCTCGCCCGTAGTGATGGATTGCGCCAAGCACGCTATGCGTTGGGCTTCGCTTGCCTGTGCGTTTGGCCTTGCCGTCGACAAACTGAACGGCAGCCGACGTACCAGCACCGGGAGCAATGACGATGGTGAAGCCCTGCTCTGTCACGACGACGGAGACAGCAGCGACGCTACCCAACAGGCCATTGGTGACAGTCAGGTTCACGCCAGCGTTACGGCCGGCCGCTGTCTTGTTGAGCATGTAGTCGCGGCTGTATGGTTTGAAGCGCCGGTCCTTGACGTCGAGCCCTTCGCCGGTTCTCTCCCGAATCAGGCTAGGCGCCAACGTCGCCACGAGCTTGGCGATGCGCTCGAGGGGCACACGCGGGGGGTCGCCTGAACGGGTGACAACGATGCTCATTCCAGGATCTCGATCCCACGTCGTCGGGCTTCTGCAAGCGTCATCGGAGACCACACATGCCGGCAGTTGTATCCGCCGGCGAAGGCGTCGACGGGCAGGCCTTGTCCGTTGTCGGCTTGCGCTATGCCCGACTCCGTCAATGCCTTGCCGACATGACGACTACAGAAGGGCCGGTTGCGCGAGTCCTTGGGGCCACTGTAGAGGTACACCAAATCCACAAGCCCATCGGCAGCTTCCGTCGCCGCACGGATGACAGCCGTTCTACCAGCGGCCATGACACTGGCGTCAACAGCTGCTTGAGCACGCGTGACGCTTGTCCCGATGGAGCCCGCGACGCCCTCGACAAGGTCAGACAGGCTGGCGCTTGTCGTGGTCCCTAGTGCGATGGCCTTGCGAATCGTCGACGACGCATCGCCAAACACCGCCGCAATGTCGGCCGTCTGCGATTTGACGATGGCGTCGATCTCCGTCACGACAGACACCGGGAGGTCAACGCCACCCAATGCCGCAAGGGCCGATTCAATCGCCCTGTCACGCAGCACGCCTTCGATGGCCTTGAGACCTCGGGTCTTCATCGCCGCGTCGATTTGAGAGGCAACCTGCGACGCCACACGCCCCTGCGAACGCATTAGCGTGTCCTCGCCGGGGGCCGTGTCCAAGCGCAACAACGCCCGTCGGATCTCGCGATCCAACTGAACGCGGATTGCTTCAAGGTCGGCCACCGCCGCATCTGCGACGGGGCCAGACCTGTCAGATGCCGCCATTGTCGCCGCCGTTGTCCTCAACAACCGTCGTCTCACGCCTCATCTGGGCACCATCCGTCGGCGACGCAAACAACGACTGTAGCGCCGTCTTGGCAGGTGCCTCGCCTTTCATCTCGTCGAGGTATTCGCGTGCTTCAGCGCGGTTGTCCGACAGGCCCAGCAGCACGCGTGCGTCGGCGTCGTCGATGAGGCCAGCCAGTTTCAAATCAAGCACGCGTTGGGTCTTGGCGTTGTCGTCTTCGTAGGTCTTGCCAAGGCCCAACGACACCGACACATACGCATCGCCAAACGACGCCGGCGCATCGGGCGAGAAGCGTTCCAAGATGTCGATGAGGATCGGCAAGAGATATTGCTCTTCCGCTTGCTTGTAGATCGGGCGCATCTCAGCGATGCGTTGCTCATGCGGTGCGTTCGCGATCATGCGCGACACACCGGACTGTGGCGCGCCAGGCTCGACGCTATAGGCATCGGGGCTGTTGCCTCGGGACACGCCGAGCTCATGGAGGTCACGCGTTGCGCTTGTCTCAATCGCGGCATGGTCCGCGCCAGCCGTCAGGTATTGGATCGTCTCGCCAGTGCCGACTTGCACGACGGAGCCGGGACCGACCACGATCTCCGACGTCTCACGCAATGTGCCGCTGTAGATGGTCAAAGCATGCGCCTGCATATCAATGATGTGCTGGCGATTTGACCTCGACACGTTGAGCGCGTCGACGTTGACCGATGCGTCCCTGTCAGGCTCAGGCCAGAAGCCGCCCGATGGTGGTTCACTACGGAAGAACACGCCGGGAAAGAGGCCATCGTAGACTTCGGACGGCGTTGCTTTCTTGCCGTCCTCACTGACGCGACGATGCGTCCACGGGCCGTACTTGGCCACGCTTCCGTCGTCGTGTTCAGTGAATGTCCGCGACCACACCCACCAGAGTTCGACAGCCGATGACGTCTGAGCCCTTGCTTGACGGAAGGCAACGAACCACAACGATTCAGGCGCTTCAGGCGCCGTCGGATGGTTGATGGTCACCACGTCATGAGGCCAGTAGATGTGCGCAACGGCCTTGCCGGGATCGGCGTCGTCGACCTTGCGCCAGCCGAGCATGACGACAGCAGCGCGTGCCCCAGTGTTGGCGCGGCGCTCGACCTCGGGCATCAGCACATCGATCCCGATGTCCTCAAGCGCCTCGTCGAGTGCTTCGGCGCGAGGGTCTTCCTCGTCGACCGGCACGTCGTCGGCGGCATACAACTCGCGTTGGGCAGGCACCGTGTAGACGCCGGAGTCTTGTCGAGCGAAGAAGCGCAACCAGTTGATCGGGTCAACCGGGATCTTATCGCCGGTCTGTGGATACCGATCACGCAGCGCCGCTTTGACGATGCCCTGTTGATCGCCGGAGTACCTTTTGGCCAGACCACGCAACACGATCTCGTAGTCAGCCGGACGTTGACGTCGACCAGCCGTCAACAGGTCCAGCAGTTGCTCAGGCCCCCAGACGCCGGCGTCGGCGCGGATCTGATTGACGATGGCGTCGCTTTCGGCGTTGAGTTTCAGCATGACAGACACACTAGCAGAGTGCGTGTCAAGGGGCTAGGCGACGCGACCCCAATCGTCGGAGACCGCGTCAGGATGCGACCGCACCACGCTTGCTTTCCGATGGACAGGAAACAGCCGATGTGCCGCATAGCCTAGGGCGTCGAGCACATGGCTCATGTCGGCGGGTCCGGCCTTCTTTTCGGGCTCGCCGTTCCTGTCGAGCGCCTGTGTCTCCAATGCCTTGCACAGATGCGGACAAGCGACGGGATCGATGGTGATGCGCCTGTCACGGAAGAGCACGTTCAGCGTGTTCACGCGCTCAAGGATCGGGGGGTTCGCCTTTGGATGGTCTGGCCTGAACCCGGCCTGCAACAGCAGATGGATATCGGAGAGCGTCGACGTCGTGTGGAGGGACGCGCCCGATGCGTCAGGGTGCGCCTTGATCTTCATGCCAAAGACTTCTTCACGCGTGAACCGACGGCCCTTGGTCTTCTCCAAGTGCGCCATGATCCAACGTGCCGTGCGTTCGGCGTGCTCATCCGTCGTCGTGCCGCCCTGCTTGATGACCTCGCCAACGACGTGGAGCGTGCGGCGTTCGTCGTCGACTTCGCAGACCACCCATTGCGCGTCACGCACGTTGAAATCGCACCCAACGACGAGACGGCCACGGCCAGGCGTGACGACAGGCGCGCCGGCGCAATGGATGCGCCGGTCGAATCGGGAATAGACACGACCACCTCTGGCAGTGCGGATGCCGTCCAGTTTCTCGGATATGGCCTCGTCAGTGCCCAGCCGCGTTTGCGATTCCTCGACATACGACGCCGGAAGGAACGGATTGTCAGATGTCTTGATGACGTAGGCCCGCGTCGTCGGCGAGGGCTTGGCAAGGATCAAATCGTAGGCAGGCCCGTAGCCTTCGGGAGTGCCTGTCAGCAGCGTCTCCAATGCCGTACCCGCACGCACACGTTGCAGCGCCGGCACAAGGGCTTCCGTGTCGCAGAGCTCCCACTCATCCGCCCACAGGCCAATGGCGTTGATCCCTTCTACAGCGCGAGGCTTGTCGAGGGACCGACACCAGAACTCGAAACGCTTTGCGCGCCCGATCTCGAAAATATGGTCGGACTTCCAATGCCTGTAGGGCAAGCGCCACTCGTCGAGGTAGCGCATGGTGCTGCGTTCCATGACGTCACGCACCATCGGGTAGCTAGGTTCAGTGCCGAGGATCGGGCCGTACTGGCCATGCCTTAGGCCGAGGTCCACCATCCATGCGACACCTAGGCTCGTTTTTCCGCTGCCGTAGCCACCAGAAATTACACGGATGCCGGGGCCACGGTCGGCCAGCACCGCGAGATGTCGATCCCCCATCGACGCGCTAGCCCGTTTCACTTGATGACAGGCGTGAAGTCGACGACGTCAACGCTAGAGGCATCGCCAGTCGACGCACGGCCAGGCGGGCCATAGCGAGCAGGGTCGAGTGCCGCGAGCATGGCAAGGATGGCCGACCGATCTCCGTCTTCAGCAATCGCCGCTAGACGCTCTTCCAGATCCTCGACGGACGGACGAGACCACGAGCCACCCATGGCGCCAGTCGATGCCGTGCCGCGTGCCTCGGGCTCCCACCGTGCGTGAGGAGCCATCGTGAGTTCTATGATCATCTTGGCGGCAGCGTTGCGTTGGTTGCCGTCGGCTTCGACAATCGTCATGCGTTCGGATTCCGTCAGGTCTCCGACGACGTCAGGGTTTCCTACCGCCTTGCCGTATTGCACTCGCAATATGTGATCAGAGGCGTCCCGCATCCACCGCTTGAGCGGGAGCCGGTCAGACG